TTGATGCAGTAAAAGACTTCTCAAATAAAATTGACCCTAACGAAGCCTTCTTAGTTATCTCCGGAAAATCACCAAACGCCCACAGAAACACTGTAAAATATAATAACAATATTATAAAAGTCGTATCCGCAAATCATTCTAATTTAGACGGTATGAACTGCTCGTTGATTATACTTGACGAATATCATGAAGCCAGAACAAATGCAGTATATAATGTATTGAAATCTTCGCAGGTGATGCGAAGTCAGCCGCTTTTTATCATAATCACAACCGCTGGATTTAATAAAACTTATCCTTGTTATGAGTACAGGACAACAGCCAAAGATGTATTACAAGGATTAAAAATAGATGATGCACAATTTGTAGCAATATTTTCACTTGATGTAGATGATAAATGGGATGATTCTAAAGTATGGATTAAAAGTAACCCTTGTCTTGGAACATTAATTCCTTATGAAGTAATAGAAGAAGAAATTACAAGTGCAAAGAATAATATTAGTTTAGAGACAGGAGTAAAAACAAAGACATTAAATATTTGGTGCGATACTTTAACAACTTGGATTGCGGATAGATATATATTACAAGCCTCAAAAGATTTTGATTTCAATATATGTAATGAAGAGACTGAGATTGTCGTAGGAATAGATTTAAGTTCAGTGTCTGATATTACAGCAGTGTCGTATATGTTTATTCACGATGAAAAATTCCATTTTATCACTAAATATTACTTGCCAGAAGATTCGTTAAACTCAGCGAATGATAAAGAGTATTACAAAACACAACACAAGAAAGGTAATCTAACACTAACACCATTTAATGTAGTTGACTATGATTATATATTAAACGATATTCTTACAATAAATAGCAACCATTATATTACTAAATTATTCTACGATAGTTATAATTCAACACAATTTGTTATTCAGGCAACACAAGGTTATTTACAATTAGAACCATTTAGTCAATTAATAGGAAATTTTAATAGACCAACAAAAGAGTTTGAAAGATTAGTATTACAAAATAAAATAGTAATACAGAATAATGAAATAACAAGATGGATGATGAGTAATGTATTCTTGAAAGTTGATGCAAATGGTAATGTTAAACCAGATAAGTCAAAGAAAGATAAGAAGATGGACGGAGTGATAAGTATGTTGATGGCACTCGGCGGCTGGTTAATGCAACCTCACTACAATGTCACAATAATATAAAAAATAAAAATAAAGTATGAAAATAAAAGGTAAGGTAATTTGTAATTATTCATATAAATGTAATGTAGCTGAAGTATGTTCTCATTCAAATGCTCACGATAAAAAAGAAAAATGTAATGAACCTTGTGAAGGAAATGGTGCAACTTGTATTGATGCTGAAGTATATTTATTAAATAAAAATATTTTAGTAGAAGGTTTAATACCATCTAAACCATTAAATGAATTGAATTGGGTTAATGTAACATTTGAAAAAAAAAGAGAATAAGAAAATATAAAAAGAATTGTAAAATGAATGAAATTATTTGGATATGAAATAAGAAAGACAATAAATGAAATAAAAGAAGATGTAGAATTACGTTCTATTTATGACAATTATGACCAAGTAAATGGTTTAGGTTATAGTTTAGGTATTCCAAGTTTCAAATCAACAATGGCTCCATCAAAAGCACTGACATTATCAGCGGTTTTTAGAGCAGTCAATTTAATAAGTGATGCTATTGCTTCATTACAACTTAAAGTTTATGCAGTAGATGCTGATGAATATAAATCAGAAATAAAAGGTCATAATTTATATTCATTATTATCGTTTGAACCTAATTCTTTAATGAGCAGATTTGATTTTTTCAAATTAATAATTCACGCTATGTTATTAAGAGGTAATGCATATATTAAAATTAATAGAGATAAAGATTTTAATGTAATAAATCTTGAATTTATTAATCCAGATTCAGTTACTATTCAACCACAAGACGGTGATTTAAAATTTGCTGTTGCAGGTGTAAAAGGATTGATTAATAATTCTGATATGATACATATTAGAAATTTTCCACAATTATATAATCACTATGGAATGTCTACTATTAGTTATGCATTTCATTCTCTTGAAATTTCTTATAATTCAGAAAATCACGCAAGAAATTATTTCAAAGGTGGCGCAAATTCAGCCGCATTATTAACATCTGATATATCATTAACACCACAACAACAACAAGCTCTTATTAAGAGTTTAAAAGATGCAAGCAATGCTGAAACTGGTAATCCAAATGGTATATCAATTATAGGTGGTGTTCCTGGCGCTAAAGTACAAAGTTTAGGTATTAGTCCAAAAGATTCTCAATTACTTGAATCAAGACAATTTAATGTATTAGATATTGCAAGATTCTTTAATGTAAATCCAATTTTATTATTTGATGTTTCAAAATCAAGTTTTAACAATATTGAAAATGCACAACTCGATTTTTTAAACACGACCCTCCTACCCATCCTTGAAAAGTTGGAAAATGAGTTTCAAAGAAAATTAATACTACCATCTGAAAGATTAGGTATTGAATTAAGATTTGACTTATCAAATATGTTAAGAGCAGATATGAACTCACAAGCAACATTTTGTTCCACATTATTTGGTATGGGTGTAGTATCAGCAAATCAAATTGCAAAAATATTTAATCTACCAAAAATAAAAGGTGTAAACGGAGATGAACATTTCATTTCAACCAATCTACAACAGATTAATAATATGATTGTGAATCAAAATAATAGTATTGACAATAAATTAAAAGGTAATAATAATACCAATAACACTGATAATACTGAAGACCCTGTACCTGCATAAAAATAATATTTAAAAATGAAAGAAATACGTTCAATAGATAACGCAGAATTTAGAGTATTACAAGATTCAAGAGAGATTACTGGATATGCATTACTTTTTAATACTGAAAGTAGATATATGCTTGATAAAAATGGTTGGTTTAAAGAAATTATATCACCAACTGCATTAAATGGTGTTCTTGAAAGAAGTGATGTATTAGCGTTGTTTAATCATGATGATAATAGAGTATTAGCAAGAAATACAGCTGGTACTGGTACATTATCATTAACAATAGATGAAAAAGGTCTTAAATATAGTTTTTATGCACCAAATACATCAATTGGTGATGAATTATACGATGCTATCTTAAGAGGAGACTTAAGAAATTCAAGTTTCGCATTCACTATTGCTAAAGATGGTGAAGTAATTGATAGAACTGGTGATGTACCATTAAGAACTATTACAAAATTCGATAGAATTTATGATGTTTCACCATGTTGGGTTCCGGCTTATAATGATACTACAGTGGCTGCAAGGTCAATAAAAAATGATGAAGTTGATATGATTGATGAAAAAATTGAAGAAATAAGAGATGTATCTATTAATGTAAGTGTAGAAGTTGAAGATGACGCAACTGAAGATGCAATAGAAGACCAAAATGAAGATGCAATGATGGAACCTGATGAAATGCAATCTGAACCTGAGATGATAGATATAATTTATGATGGTAATACTTATCAAATTGATAAATGTATAATTCAAGACCAAATAGATGATAAACAGTTGCAAGATTATATTGATTCATTAGAACTTGAAATTGAACAACTAAAAAAATAATTTACTAATATGAACTTAATGGAAATCGTTGATAAACGAAATTTAAAAACCAAAGAACTTGAGAGTATTACAGAAAAAGTAAAACTTGAAAAAAGAAAAATGAATGAAGATGAAGATATAAACTTTAAGAAAATAAAAGTTGAAGTTGAAAATCTAAACAAACAAATTGACGATATAAAAGAAGCTGATTCAAAGGCTGAAAGAAGTGATGTCAATACAAAAAATAATGAAAAAAATATGAATAATTTTAGTTTAGTTAAAACTATTAGAGATATTGCTGAAAAAAGAGCATTATCAGAAGAATCAATTGAAATGATTAACGCAGGTCGTGAAGAATTTAGAAAAAGTGGTTTTGATACTATTGGAAATATTGTTCTTCCTGCAAATTTCTTACAAACCCGTTCAGATATTCTTGCAGGTACTCAATATGCAGGACAAGAAATTGTAGCAACTGAAAAAGGTGTATTGTTAGGTAGTTTACAAGCAAAAACTGTACTGGGACAAGCAGGTGCAACTTTCGTATCATTGGAAGGCAATTATAGCCAACCTATCTATGCTGGTACTACTTCTTATTGGGTAGATGAAGTTTCAGGTGCAACTAATGGTGGTGGTGCTTTTTCTCAAGTAGATTTTGCTCCAAAAAGATTAGTATCTAAAATAGTAATTAGTAATAAATTCTTGAAACAAGACCAAAATGGTGCTGAAGGTATTATACTTAACGATTTAGTTAAATCTATTATGGTTAAAGTTGAAAATACTGTATTTGATGCAACTGCTTCAAGTTCAACAAGACCAGCAGGTTTATTTTATGGCGCATCTTGGGACACTTCTTTAAGTGGTGCAACTACTTTTGGAAAAATGATTG